AACGCTGAACGCATACACCAGCTATATTTGCGTAAGCGCGGCGAAATAGAAGGCGATGACCTGTCTATGGTCTGGCCTGTTTTAATGGGTCATATCACTGAAGAACTTAATCTTGAATGGTGTCAGCAAAAGCATGACATCAAAATCATAAACCGCCAGCTTGTCATTCAAAGCAAAAAAAATCTCATGATGCGTTGCACGCTTGACGGCTCTGTCCCGAATTATCGCGGCAAGCAGGCTGTCATCGATGCAAAATTTACAATGGGCAGGCCGCAGTCTGGCGAAGAATGGCGGGACGTTATCCCCCGCTTGTGCCGCCACTACAGCCCGCAACTACATTGGAACGCTTACTTGCTTGAAGAACACACAGGCAAGAAAGTGCCTTATGGCCTGCTATCAATTATCAAAGCTGGCAACGAACCAACATTCCACGAAATTGAAATTGATCCGGCTTACCAAGCTGAACTGATCGGGCTTGCCACATATTTTATGGGGTGTGTTGAAATGGGTGTTTTACCTAATGACATTCAGCCACCCGAAGCGCCTGTGCCGGTCGAAGATACGGTGCCTGTCGATATGGAAAAATCTGATGTGCATCCCAAATGGCGACAATGGTGCGAGATATGGTTGCAGACTTCCGGCGCGGCTGACACATGCAAAAAAGCAGAGGCACAACTTAAAAAGATGGTGCCGAAAGAAGCCAGCGTGGCTTATGGCAACGGTGTGCAAATCAAAGTTGCAAAGAATAAATCGAAACGCATAGAGGTGCAAAAATGAGTGAATTAGCAAAATCATTAATAGGCTTTCAATCGGCGATGCCTGCCGTCAAGAAGTCTGGATATAACCCGCATTTTAGAAACAAGTTTGTCACATTGACCGATTTGATTTCAGTTGTGCTTGGCGCAAGCAATTTCAATTTGGGCTTTACGCAAGAGATAGATTTTGCTGACGGCACTATATTTGTGCGCACGACAATGATCCACACATCAGGCGAAACCCGCGAAAGCCGGACGCCGGTGCTGACCAAAGATGCGACTAACCCGCAGGCAATGGGTAGCGCAATTAGTTACGCAAAGCGTTACGGCTTGCAGGCGATGTTTGGCATACCGGCTGACGACGATGATGACGGCACCGCCGCTAATAAAGCACCCAGCGCGTCGCACTCTCCGCGCTCCGGTGCGGTCGCGCCACAGGGTTCATCCCTTGCTCCTGTGAGCGCGGCCACCTTAGATGACCGCATAAACGCCGCTAAAACAGAACAGGATTTGTTGGCATTGTTTAATGAAGTGAAGCCAACCGATAACCCGACTATCCAGAAATTTTCAGCACGCAAAAAGGAGATTGCAAATGTCTGATTATGATAACACCGATCGCGGTGCATTATTTAAGAATGAAAAAAAAGAAAATGAAAGCCAGCCTGACTATACTGGCAACATTAATGTCAAAGGCACTGAGCAACGCATCAGCGCTTGGCTAAACACCAGCAAGTCGGGCATCAAGTATTTGTCGATCAAATGCTCTGACCCGATGCCGCGTGAAGATGCAGGCGCACCATCTGCCCCTGCTCCGGCAACAGCACCAGCGCCGTTAGATGACAACATACCTTTCTAGCGTTTCTGAAGATAAACAACATCCACTCCTTATCATTCCGAATGATGAGGGGTGTTTGATCGTGTTAGGATCGAACCAAGCACAAAAAGATATGTCGCCTAAACAGATGTGCGAACTGGCGGCAAATTTAATACAACGCGCAAGCAGACGGCTCAAGAATGGCGCGCAAGAAAAAACCACCGATAATACATAATGAGCGCAGGCCAGCTACATGCGTCCATTGCGGCACAGAGTTTGATTTGCGCAGCTTTGGGTGGCTTGTGAACGGCGCTAAAGACATGCTTTGCAGTCATGCTTGCTTTGCTAAACGGCGCACGCCAGAGCCGCCAAAATGGGATGATATATAATGAATTTTGAAGAATATAAACCACAGCATATCGTTGAGGCTTGTTGTATTGTCTTTGACTTAAAGCCCGCCGAATTTTATTCACGCCGCCGCACTTCGCGAATAGCACGCGGCAGACTTGCTTCGTATTATTTGTGCCGCGAATTTACAGCACTTAGCTTTTCTGGGATTGGTAGATTCATGCGTAAAGACCACACCACAGTTATTAATGGTGCAGAGCGTGCAGAGTTATTTATGGACACTGATCCAGATTTTTCAAAAAAAATAAATGTCGCAATACAATGGCTGAGAAATAAAAAATCACAAGTTCGGCACAACGGCATCTTCCGCTTTGTCCCGCATAGCGATGTCAGCGCCTACGAACAAAAAGGCTGGCATATAGCCAGCGATCTTGCAGACAGCCATCATGGGCGTCACGCTGTTATAATGCGGAAAGACGACCGGCTATCGCCTCAATGTCGACCGGTGACTGCGCCTGATTGATGTCTGTAATAGTGTAATGCACTTGAGCCACATTGCTTTTCTTTGAGTGACCCATCCGATATTTGCGTATAGAATCCGGCACGCCACCCAACTCCATCTGCGTATGATAGAATTTGCGGAAGCCACCAATGCCGTGAAACTCAACGCAGGCATGCTTACACAAAGTTTCAAGCAATCCTGTCCAGCTTTTTTGATCTGCCATTAAATTGCGCGCAGATGGAAAAACATACATTTCAGATGGGCATTGCAGTTTCCACTCGCGCATCAATGTCCATAGCTTAGTCGTTAGCGGCAACGTGCGGATGCGGAACTCTGTTTTTGTTTCTTGCAGGCCACCGCGATAACCTGTGCGGCGTACTGTTAAAGTGCCTGCCTTTAGGTCAACGCTGTCCCACAACAGCCCCTGCATCTCATTAGCCGCTAGTCCTGTCAGCGATGCAAGCGTGATAAACGTGCGCAAATACTGAGTCATATCTTGCTCAAGCATTTTGTTAACATCATCGACCGTGTAGCCGCCGCGTTCTTTTTGTGCGCCGGTAATCTTTTCGCGCGACTCTCTGTGGCATGGGTTGCTGTAGATATAGCCTTTATCTAATGCGTATTTGCAGACCATATTTAGGCTGGCAATGATATTGCGAATTGATTTCGGGCTACAGCCTTCGATTGTCTTTTCAGTGATGAACTGATTAACATCGCCGACCGTCAAGCGCGCCATCTGGATCGATCCCAGAAATGGCAAAATGTGCAGGCGTATGTGCCGTTTATCATTGTCGAAAGTCTGCGGGCGCATTTTGATCCCGACCAGCCGTTGACGGCTATCGATGGCCTCATACGCAACCTGTTCAAGCGTTGCTTTGTTGGCGTTGTGTTTGCCAGCCACTAATTCGTCACGCAGTTCTTCGCGCCGCTTAGACCACGCCTTCGGGCAAGCTGGTGTGAATACCCTACGCGATTTGCCGGTTAGGTCACGATAATAAATGATGCCAACTTCTTTGCCGCGCTTGATTGCCGTTTTATAAGTTTCGGTGATTGTGATGTCGCTCATGTCAAGTCACCTTCAAAACCAATAACGCTAGATTCTTCTGAAATCAGATCATATTGGCTGTGATCGTGGCAGTGATCTAACATTAAGCGGTCAGCGTCTTGATCCAATAAATATTCGCTAACATATTCGTGATGCCAATTCTCACCCGCTTCATCAACGCGGGTGGTGACGTTATCGTATTCGTCATATTCGTTCCAAATTTTAAGGCCATCCACAATTTTGAAATCATGGTCTTGATCTGACACATAGTTTGTCGCCCATGCTTTTAAGTCTGCTTCATCAATGGTCACATTTATTTGAAACTTTTTGGTATCAACTTTTTCGATGTTTACTAAAGCTATCATGTCACTCTCCTAAAATCTTTGGGCGGTTAAACACAGTCTGCTTAACACCGTTATATTCGCTATGTTCTTTAATGGTCGCTTTGAGCGTTACCACATCGCCAGCGTTACCAAGTTCATTGCCCCTATAAACAAAGTGGTTGCCATCATTATCGACAAGCGTGTTTATGTAAGTGACGCCGTAAAAGTTATCAAAGCCTTTACTAAAAACGATTGTCGCCTCAAGTTCGATGCGATCACCAACATTACCAAAATGTTTTGATTTATTGCGAATTGCTTCTAATTCAGCGTCACGCTCTAAAATCTTGTTTTTTGCTTCAACCACATACGCTTTGAACTCGTCAGCCTTAAACTGAACAACGTATTTGCGGATAATTTCAACAACAGTGTCAGATTTAATGCTATCTATGTCTTGCGCCAAAATATAATCAGCCAAATAATAAACAGGCACATCACTAAGCTTTTCACCAAAATACTTGCCAAAAGGCATGACGTTCCGTTTAGCGCGTTCGATACGCTCTTGCTTCCACGGGTCACACTCGCCCCAAGCTGTCAAACCAGAAATTTTAGATGGATCAAAATCATCAAGATCGGCATCAGGATTATAGCCTTTATTGGCAACATAATTTTTAGCCTTATCAAGCGCCACAAATGGGTCGCGACTTAGGTTTTTGACATATGAGAAAATAGGATCGCCATAATGGTCATACCGATCAAGCTGGCGCAACGTATAAAGACCGTTACCGCGTCCTACAGATATTGAAAATGGTGCTATATAAGTCATTTATCTATCCCTTTCATTTCACTCTATATGACTAATATATGCGTTTATTTACTATTATGCAAGCATATATGCGCAAATAATTGAGTTATCCTAACGGTGTGGTGCTATGGTGGTGCTATGAGACAGAGTATAGAACGACAAAAAACCCCGCAAGTCTTTTGACCTACGGGGCTTTATATCATTGATTTATATATATATTTGGTTGCGGGGGCAGGATTTGAACCTGCGACCTTCAGGTTATGAGCCTGACAAAAACCGCAGAAAACCGCCAGAGAATCGGGCTGGTGCTACGACGGTGCTATATAGTATTTACTTTTGATTTTGGTGCTACGAATCTCATAGCACCACTATTTTTTGCCATAGAATTTCGTAATCCCGCGCATTCCGACGCTACTGGCTACCAGTGCGCCCAAGCTGACCTGATACCAAGTTGGCATCTGTTGAAGCGCTTCAAAGCCACTAAAGACGATTTCACGCCCCCATTCGCCGCAAAATGCAAGCACCATCGGCAACGCAAAAAGCAGGCTAAAGAACTCATCGCGCCAGCTTGATGACATCTGATTAGCCGCCGTTAAGTCATAGTCTATTTCACCTGTGGCCTGTCGCTCTGCAATGTTGGCTTCGGCTTTTGCACGCGCAACTTTAGCGCCGGTGACAGCCTTCTTTTCTTCGACTTTGCCTTCAAGCCATGTTGAGGCTAATGACGAAATCATTGGTAAAAACTGGATCATCGCTTTGACTCTGCGCCCATAAAGATGCCGAAAATGCCGGTATAGACGCCCATGATTACGCTAACGAACGCGCTCTGTTGCGTTGTCGGCTCTGGTAATAGCATAAACCATTCACAGCACCGCCACGCCATAAACGTGCTGACAGCGCACATAATACGCCCCATCAAATTGAATTTGATCCATTCGTCTGTCCAACTCAATGCCACTCTCCTGTTTCCATCATTTTAGCCAAATGATCTGCGCGCGCGCCAACTTGCTCTGCCCAACGGCTACGCCCGCCATTACTGCCAGAAAGCATTTCGTGACTTGCCAGCCGATAATCGCCAACCAGCAATGCGGCTTGAAAATTCTGGAACTTGTCAAAATTGGGTCTACCCAGATTGAAAAGCATCGAAATGATTACGGCTTTTCTAGCTTCGTCCATCTTTGCATAAAATGGATATGTGACTGCTTCGGCTTCACAACGCGCTACATCGTTCGCCAGCAAATAATCGATTTCATCATCAGACAAACCACCGTCAAGCTGTTTGTCGATCAGCCTGCCACAGCCTATCGTCAGGTAGCCGCGAGAGTCCTGATAGGCATGTTTCACAACGCCCTCATGCTCACGAATTAAATCAAGCAACTTTGTCATCGACCGGCTCCTTCTGCATCATCTTGCTTGCCACAACGCCTAAACGATAAAGCGCATCTGTCATCGGGCTATCAGATGCTTTTACGCCTCTGCCGGTCAGAAACACTTCAACAGGTTCTCCGGTGTTCGGATGATATGAAACCGTGACGGTCATACCTTCACCAACATCTTGAGATTCGCAGGGGCGTCGATTAGGCAGACTTTTTTGCATTGAGTTTCTCCATTGTGCTGTGAAATGAATTAGCTTCGGCATCAATGTCGTCAAAGAAAACTTTGGTTCGACTCATTGTGATTACATCGATGTCAAAAATAGGCACGAAGAATACGCGCCTGTGGGGGATGGATACGCATGCCGCAAAATCATAATCGTCTGAAGTTGGTCTACGCTTTTTGCCGCCAACGCCAAAATGAAATTGCAGTTTGTTTGGTCGTTCTGTGTGATAGGTCGAAGCCTTCACCTGACACCTATATATATAAGTGTCGCGAGTTACGATTAAATCATAGCCGCGCGATGGGCAAAGAACAGCCTGCCAGCCCTGCAACTCTATAGACGCGCAGGCGATAAACTCACCTATGCGCCCTGTTGAGACTTCCAGCATTTATTTTGGCAGCACACCTAAAGCAAAAGCAAACTTAGCAACAAGCGCACCAGCCGCACCCGCGATGCCTGCGATCAAAAGCAATGCTTTCCAGCCGCCTTTAGCTTGCAAAGCAAGTGTGTGAAGTTCTTTTAATGTGTCTTTTGTTTCAGCCATCTCACGCTCAAGCGTGCGCATACGGCTCGACATTTCACCAAGTTCACGTTCGACTGACATGCAGGCACCTTTAATCTAAAGCGTTTCGGATTGAGTTAAGCGTATCTTTAAGCGTTGCGCCTTTTGGCTTCGGGTTGTATTCGCATTGATATTGGCCTACGCACCCAATATAGATTTCAGATGTGTGTTGCTCTTGAGTGTTCTGCGCGCCCTGATACACACACAAAACTTCTTTGTCGGAAATCTTTTCCATTGCCGCTAAACGGCATGTCGTCATTTTGGGGATGCTTGCATATGCTTTGAAGGCCACTAGCGCAATTAGCCCGACAACAACCACGCCCATGATTAAATAAAAGAGCATAGTCAGAGCGTCAAAAATCTCTTTGCGTTGCGCCGCCTTTTCAATAGCAATCTGCTTTTGATGCTGTTTTTGTGCCTGTATCCGGCGGGCGCGTTCTTCAACGATAGATTTCCAAGTGCCTGAACCAAACCGCAGATCAACCAGCATAGACACTTCATACATCTTTTCTTGCGCCAGCTTGGCATCGATCATCTCGGAAGCTACGCCGCCAATGCCATCCATAGCACCAATGCCAGACTTCTTGTTACGCTCTTTGTTTACCTGTGCCTGACCATCGAATAGCTGATCTATGTAGCCCGCAATTTCTGAAATATCATTTGCGGTGCCGATAGCCGATTTGATTGCATCTGTCGCGCCTTTAACAAGCGCAATGCCAGCTAATGCGGTGCTGATCGGTTCCATATCAATAAACCTTTACATCTTGTGAAACCGTGGCTGGCAGACAATAAGCTGTGATCTGCGACCCCTGCTTGTGAAGTGTTTGTGCATACCAAGTGCAATCATTCAGCGACTTGAAATACATATCATTGCTGACAAGCCTCTTGTCTGCTTGCGTTCCAATGAACACAAACAATAAAAAAGCGTGGGTCATTCATGATTATTTTCTGTTTTGGATTATGACGACGATCAACAGCGTTATGGTTATTGCGTCGATGATTGATAGGGGTATCATGTCGGCTTTGCCATTATGCTTTATATCCCTGACCAGCCGTGATAGCGGCATTTACTGATGTCATGTTTTCATCTGTCCAGTAGTCTTTGGCTACCATCAGTTCAAGATGTTCAACATTCCTGTCTACACAGTTCTGCTTCTCTGCGGCATCATCGTCAGCCATAGCTTCACCAGCAATGATGGCATTGATAAGGTCAACACTATCGCCCATAGCTGAATAATGCTTTGCAATTTGTTCTGCTGTTAGCTCATCCATTTTATTCTCCTTCAAGCGTAGCGACTTTAGCCTCAAGCGTTTCGATGCGCGTCATTGCTTCTTGCAATGCTTTGACTGCTTTCATATAGAGGACGGAATAATTGACGGTCTTGGTAGTCTCATTGGTTTCATCATCAATAGACTGACCAACTAAGTTAGGCGAGATAAGCTCAACCTCTTGAGCTATAAGGCCAATTTGAGTGTGAGAACTGTACCCTGTTTCTGCCTTAAAATTATAGTTCCGAACTTGCAGAGCTTTCAAATCATCCCACTGAGATTTAGCATTAACAATGTTTTCTTTAAGTTTTATATCCGAAATAGACCCATAAGAATTATTTGCATTTTCTACATCGCCATCGCACATAACACGAAACACTTGACCTGTGAAACTCCCGATGTTTGATGCGGTGTTATAATAAGCAAGCCCAGTAACAGAACCATTAGTTTCATTTCTGCCCCAAATCATAGGTGCGCTAGTAGACCAAACATAATTTGTTCCTGAGTTATCAATATAAACTCTAGGATTACCATCCCCATCAGACAGCACGACATTGTTGCTTGCGGTGCGGATGTCTAGGCCGCCTTGATTGCCGTTGTAGCGACCTAAGATGGTGTTGTCAGAGCCGCTACTTACCCGTGAACCAGCGCCGTTGCCTATAAAGGTGTTCTTTTCCCCTGTGGCACCACCCCCTGCTCCACCATAAACCCCATCTGACCCCCCAACATAAGTATTAAACCCAGACGTAGTATTAGTAGTTCCACAATCTTCCCCCACAAAAGTATTGCTTGCTCCAGTAGTCGTAGCAGTCCCAGCCCTATATCCAGCGGCAAAATTACCAGTACCAGTGGTGTTTGCAGTAAGTGCCTGATAACCCACGGCTGTGTTGTTGCTTGCAGTAGTGTTTGCATCTAAAGAATAACGACCAACAGCAACATTTGCCGTACCAGATGTGTTTGCAAACATTGCATTGCCACCCACTGCAACATTGTCAGCGGCAGTATTGTTGTAAAGACTATTAACGCCCGCCCCTACATTGGAGTCTCCAGAAACACCAACAGCGTTACATTGATAACCAATGTAAGTGTTGTCGGCTCCTGTTGTTAAACTACTCCCAGCAGTGCGACCCAAGCCAGTATTACCAGAGCCTGTGGTCACAGCATCTAAGCTTAAATGACCAACTGCTGTATTGCTTGAGCCACTTGTGTTTGCAGTGAGTGCGCCAGAGCCGATTGCAGTGTTGTTTCCACCAGATAAGGAGCCGTCATCAAGCGCAGTATCACCTAACGCCACGTTGTTTGTGCCTGTCGGGTAGTTACCGTCTAGCTTGATTGTGCCATCAACAGTCAGCCCATCAATCGCATCAGTGCCGTTAGCAAATGCGCCTAACTGCTTGGTCAATTCCCGCATAGAGTTATTGACAGCACTTGGCAACATTCCTTCGGCTATCGAAATGCCACCGATGTCGGTGTTGTTTCCGGCAGTGGAGCCGTCATAGTCTGCGATTTTATCTTTCGACATTATTCAGCCTCCAACGCTGTGATCCGCGCTTCTAATTGCTCTATTTTTTCAACCGACTCGATTAAAGCCTTTGTGAGCAATGGGACAATTTTGGACTGGTCTATTGCCTGATAATCAGGAACAGTACGAGAACCTTTAACTGCTGGTTTTGTTTCATTACCATCACTGTCAATAACAGCAGGGGTTACAATATAAGCTTCTGTCTTTGTTGCATCTTTTGTACCTGTAATAGCCTCTGGTATAATACTAGATACTTCATGCGCTAAGAATCCATCTACTGTAGTATCTGCTTCAGAAATAAAGTTAAAACGTGCTGGCTTTAATTGCTTGAGGCGAGTTGTTGCGTCCCAAGTGTAGTCAACATTTTCTTTGAGGCGATAATCAGAGGATGTGTTGTAGGATGTG